ATCTATGGTAATCTCTCCACTGAGAATAAAACCTACACGTGCTACTGTCTTTACGAAACCATTCGTATTGAATTGCTTGACCGATTTGTAGTCCGTACTCTACTGTATCTTTTTCACTATCAGAAACAAATAAATCCGGAAACCCCACTGGGTTTATATCAATTTTTACATCTACCATTAAGTACGTATTTCGCTATATAATCCCTTATTATTATATCTTGCAAAGTTAATCTTTATTTTTGATTCTTTTTTTTGAGGTGTATATAAGTGCTTTTGATTAGCCATAATAGCTAAACCTGAACTTATAGTTGCATCAAACTTAGTTCTATTATTAATATTAAATCTAGCCCAATCCTCTAATGTCCTGTTAAAATACATAGTGCCCATGTCTAATTTATCTCTAAATACCCCATCCATATCCATGCCTACATACTTTTCAATGTAGCTTTCAATAGCGCTTGCGTGCGCTTGTTTTACTTCTTCTGAAGAGTTGGGTATACCACCTATTTCTTTTTCAGATTTGGAAAGTTTGTTGTATACTTTATCGGGGCGATTCATACAGTATTTTCTGTACCCTCTATTCTTAAAATGATACAACAACCTAGGTTTATTGTTTTCTACTAATATAGGCATTCCATAAAAAACACAAGCCATCAATACATCTTCAAAAAATAATTCTGCAGTTTGTGGCCTTGCTACATATTCTAAAAAAAATTCATTACTAGGCGCGTTGTCCATATTAAATTTTGTCAACCCGTGTAATGCACCGTTTGATCCCCCACCTCCTACTGTTCCAGATATGTCATAAGAGTCACATCCAAAACTACCTAAATGCTCGTTACCGGGTGCATACTTTCCGTTTTGATTTAATCTGCAATTTTGTAAGTTTTTTTCAGGTATCCATGACACTAAAAACCTTCCTCTAGTGTCTGGAGACCATATTACTTTTGAATCTTTAATCCCATCTTTCCAGCTAAATCTACCTCTAGTTAGATAGTGCTCTTTTATCAAAGAATCATTATAATCTATTTGCTGGTAAATTTTAGTTAAATTAAATAGTGACTGTTTGCTTTCATCTCTAAATGCATGCGAATCGGTTCTAGGAAATTGTCTGTAGAATTCATTTAAAACATCTGCGTCTTTCTTTAATGAATCTACTTCGTTTTCCCAGTAATCAATAGCTCCCTGATATATAAACTCACCATCAGATCCCTCTACTGCTTTGTTTGGTGTTTTAAATACAGGCATTCCATACTTGTCTATGTATCCCTCAAAATTCCACTCCATAGGAATAAACAAGTTATACAATCCGCTTTTTGTTTGACCGTTTTGATTTCTGTTTTTTACATCAGAATCATAAAATAATTTTTTAAAATTTTCACCCCCCTTGTCTAACGCATTTGACGTAGAACCCATCATACATTTTCCGATAATCTTACTACCCAACCTCAAACAAGTTTTCGTAACATTCCAGTTGTTAATAATGTTATCGGGCTTCAACCATTTACCAGATTCATCATGTATTAATAATTTTAATTTTTCACCATCATAGCTATTGTCAGCGGTGTTCTTCCAGTCTATAGTGGTGTCTAATCCCTCTAGCTCTTCCTCTTCAGTTTCAAACATATTTTTTTTTGTAATCTTAGAAGCAGGTACTCTATAAGCTAACTCTGTTTTCGGTCTATCCATACCGTCTTGTATAGGTTTGAAAAAGAAAGGATAGTTGTTGGATATTGGCACAACCTTGTCGGTAAACATTTTTTTAGCATCGGATCCAGTTTTAGAAAGTATACCTATTCTTGCATCCTTGCTAATTGTAGCAGTATTAACTGCTTCGCAAGAACCCATAAACGAAAAACCTGAACGTCTAATCTTTAAATAACACATACCAAAACTTCTTTTATCAGCTTTGCATGCTTCCCAAAAAATATAAAATATCCTATTTGCTTCTCTAAACTCTGGTTTACCAATATCTATTTTAGTCCACTGCAAATACATGTAATGAGTTCCTGTTATATAAATAGGTGTTCCGTTGTTATAAAACCAATAACCTTCCTCTCTTCTATCAAACTCTGTTTCAATGTAATCAACCCATTCATTTTTAAACTCTGTAGTCATTTCATGCCATTGAAATATCGAACTAATTCTTGACAAAGCTTTTGGATATTCCGAAGCCACCCAATATTGATCTATTGTTTTTTTAGAATTTTTGTGTATTGTTTCAGGAGCTTTAGGCAAGCCTATGAGTAAGCCATTAATATTGTATATCTCTCCTACTGTCCCGTCTTTACTTATTACCACCAAATCATGGTTGGGGTTGTAGCCATATTGCCAAGAT